ATCCTAGGTAGTGGGCGTCTAAGCGAGAGTGGAAACGCCCACTTTTATTTTGTATGATAGAAAGATTTAAAAATATATTTGAGGGATTAGACCGTGCACATGGTGTCACTTTAGTTGGTGAATCAAATGGTGACGGTAACAAGATTAAAGGTAAATCGTTTGTCAAACGAGAACCAGTCACAGATGATCTGTGGCAAAAACATTTAGATGGTAAAGATAGTTTAGGTGTCATACCAATTAACGATGACAACAAATGTAAATGGGGTTGTATCGATATAGATTCTTACGCAGGTTTTGATCACAAGAAATTAATTAACAAGATAAAACAATTTAACTTACCACTGATAGTTTGTAGATCAAAGTCAGGTGGTGCACACGTATTTTTATTTACAAAAGATTATGTATCAGCAAGTCTGATGCAAGATAAATTAAATGAGATTAGATCTGTATTAGGTTATGGTGGATCAGAAGTTTTTCCAAAACAAAGAGAATTAAAATCCAAAGATGATACAGGAAATTTTTTAAATTTACCATACTTTAATTGTAGTCAAACAACAAGATATGCCTTTCTTGAGAGCGGCGAAGCTGCTAGTATAGAAAGTTTTTTTGAACTATACGAAAGATATAAACAACAAGACATCAGCACAATAGAAATCAAAAGACCAGAGACACCATACTCTGATGGACCACCTTGTATAGAATTGATGGCACAAAATAAAATAGGTGAAGGTGGTAGAAACAATGCATTGTTTCATTACGGTGTGTATGCAAAATCTAAATGGCCAGAGAATTGGAAGACAAAGATTATGTTGTTCAACGAAAGTGCAATGGAACAACCACTATCAGATACAGAAGTAAATATAATTACAAAGCAACACGACAAAAAAGATTGGGGTTACAAATGTGGTGACCAACCAATGTGTAGTTTGTGTGATAAAAAATTATGTAAGTCTAGAAAGTTTGGTATAGGTCAAGAGATAATCTTTCCTAATCTTACAGACCTGCAGGTCGTCAACCTGGAGGAGCCATACTATTACATGAACGTAGATGGTGACAGATTATATCTAGACTCAGCAAAACATTTAACAAACCAAACTATGTTTCAAGAAGAATGTGTGAAGCAATTACGATTGAATCCACCAACACTAAAAACAAACGATTGGAAGAAACTTACAAATATACTATTAACAAATGCAGAGATCACAGAACCTGCAGAAGGCACAAGCACAAAAGATATATTAAGAAACTATTTAGAAGATTATTGTGTAAACAGAATACAGAAAGATGACTACGAAGATCTACGTAATGGTGGTACGTATACTAAAGATGGTTATCATCACTTTGTATTTGACAACTTCTTTAACAACTATCTATCAAGAAAACATTGGAAGGTGCCATATCAAAGAACATCACAGATGTTAAAAGACAATCTAAACTGCACAACTAAACGTGTGGGTAGACACAAGTTATCTGTATTTGTTGTATCTAGATTTGACAAGAAGACTGAAACATACAAACCAAAAACATTTAAGCAGGAGAACTATTAGTGCGATATATAATTTATGGTCCTCCAGGTACAGGTAAAACACATACATTACTTGGACACATAGAAAGTTTTTTAGAATCAACACCACCAGATCAGATAGGTTATTTTACATTTAGTAAGAACGCTGCAGGAGAAGGTAAACAAAGAGCTGTAGATAAATTTAAATTATCTTACGATGACTTGCCATACTTTCAAACACTACACTCGTTTTGTTTTAATCAGTTGGGTATAAATAAAAACCAGGTGATGCAACCAAAGCATTACAGAGAACTATCAGAGAAGATGGAAATAGAATTAGACTTTAATCAAAAGCAAGACGAAGACTATGATGGTGTGTTTTATTCTACAGATCCATACATACAAATGATAAACTTAGCACGATCAAAAGAATTAGATCCTATAAAGTTTTATCATCTTGCAAACAACTCAAAGATATCACTAAACAAATTAGAAATAATTGTAGAAGAACTAGAAAGATACAAAGAACAAAATGGTTTGATTGACTTTCCTGACATGCTAGAAAAATTTTTAGATAGTGGTGAAGCACCAAGACTACGAGTTATGTTTGTTGATGAAGCACAAGATTTAAGTTTGATACAATGGAGATTAGTAAAAAAGATAGAAGAGAAATCACAAGACTCATACATATCAGGTGATGATGACCAGGCCATATACAAATGGAATGGTGCACACGTAAATACATTTATAAACTTAGAAGGTGAAAGAATTGTATTAGATCAATCACAAAGGGTCCCACAAAAACCTTTTGCATTAGCAAACAGATTAATCAAACGAGTTACTAACAGAGTAGAAAAAGAATGGTTGCCAAAAGAAGATGAAGGATCTGTACAACGATGTAATACTTTACACGATGTAAACTTCAAACAAGGTAAGTGGCTAGTGTTAGCACAAGCAAACTATATGTTACCAGAGATAGGCAACATACTTGATGAAAAGAATTTGTATTGGCAGAGAAGAAACTCTACACCTGCAATAAAAAATTTATACACAATCATACAAAAATGGAATGAGTTACGAACAGGTGTGCCTTTACCTTACAATGATTGTAAAAAAATATTTAACAAGATGAGTAAGAACTGGGATAAGAAGTTATTTAAGAGTATGATCAAAGATGGTTTCTATGACATAGATACTTTGAAAGAAAAGTATGGACTACAAACAGAAGCTGAATGGTATGAAGCTTTAGATGAATTAGGTGATCAACACATAACAAAGATTAGAAAATTAATAGATTCTGGTGAGGACTTAACTAAAAATCCTAGAATAAAAATATCTACGATACATGGTGTCAAGGGTAATGAAAGAGAGAATGTAGTTGTGACTACAGACTTAGCCGGTGCAGCGTTTGATGAGTATCAAAAAAACTCTGATGACATGAACAGACTATTCTATGTTGCATGTACAAGAACAGAAAGAAACTTATACATAATCGAACCACAAACAAGGAAAGCTTACAATCTATGACAAACAAAGATTTATTCAAAGGCACAACATACAATTCATTAGAAGAGCAGGTAGGCGGGAAGCACTACCGCTCGATGAAGATTCAACCTGCAGAGTTTATAAACGAAAACAAATTGCTTTTTGCAGAAGGTAATGCTATAAAATATATCTGTCGACATCAGTCGAAAGGGAAAGAGCAAGATATAAAGAAGGCAATACATTATTTAGAAATGATACTGGAGAGGGATTATTCATGAAGCCAATATTTAAACCACAAACAGAATGGATACCACCAGAGTCTTTTCCTGATCTATCAAAGTATGATGAGATCGCAATTGACCTGGAGACAAAAGACCCGGAACTAAAAACTATGGGTTCTGGATCTGTAACAAGTAAAGGACACATCGTAGGTATAGCTGTAGCTGTGCATGATTGGGCTGGATACTATCCTATCAGGCATGAAGGTGGTGGTAACATGGACCATGGAATGGTCACGAGATGGTTCTCAGATGTACTAAAAACACCTGCAACCAAGATATTTCACAATGCTATGTACGATGTATGCTTTTTAAGGGCTGAAAGGTATGAAATACAGGGTACCATCGTAGATACCATGATTGCTGGCTCTCTCGTGGACGAGAATCGCTATCGATACGATTTAGGTAGTTTGGGTCGGGATTACGTCGGAATCGGCAAAAATGAGGCTGTATTGAAGGAAACTGCAGACCATTGGGGCATCGATGCTAAGTCTGAGATGTATAAACTACCTGCAATGTATGTAGGTGAGTATGCAGAGCAAGACGCAGTGTTAACACTCAAACTTTGGCAAGAGATGAAGAAAGAAATCATGAGTCAAGACATAGAAGACATCTTCAATCTTGAGACAGAACTATTTCCATGTCTTGTTGACATGAGATTCCTGGGTGTACGTGTTGATATGGATGCAGCTCACAGACTCAAAGAAGAATTAGTTGCTGAAGAGAAACAATGTTTACAACAAGTGTACAAAGAAACTGGTATTGATGTACAGATATGGGCAGCGAGAAGTATTGCTGAAGTATTTAAGAAAAGAAACTTACCATTTGAACGTACAGCCAAGACAGGTGCACCAAGCTTTACTAAAAACTTTTTACAGAATCAAACTGATCCTGTTGTAAAAGCAATTGCACATGCAAGAGAGATAAACAAATCACATACAACATTTATAGATACAATATTAAAACACTCACACAATGGTAGAATACATGCTGAGATCAATCAGATAAGATCAGATCAAGGTGGGACTGTAACAGGACGATTCAGTTACAACAATCCAAACTTACAGCAGATACCAGCACGGAACAAGGAACTCGGACCACGGATCAGAAGTTTGTTTATACCTGAAGAAGGTATGACGTGGGGTTGCTTTGACTATTCACAACAAGAACCACGTCTAGTTACACACTACGCAGCTCTCGATGGTTTGTATGGTGTAGAAGAAGTATTAGATGCATACAATGGTGGTGAAGCAGACTTTCACCAGATTGTAGCTGAGATGGCTAACATACCAAGATCACAGGCCAAGACAATAAACCTTGGTTTGTTTTATGGTATGGGTAAAAATAAATTACAGGCAGAGTTGGGTGTATCGAAAGAGAACGCTGAAGATCTATTTAGAACGTACCATGACAAAGTCCCTTTTGTAAAAATGTTAATGGAAAGTGTTATGCGTAGAGCACAAGATCGTGGTAGAGTTAGAACTTTACTAGGTCGAAGATGTAGGTTTGATTTATGGGAGCCTAATCAGTTCGGGATTCATAAAGCATTGCCACACGAAGCAGCACTCGCGGAACACGGACCAGGGATCAAACGAGCGTACACATA